TTCAGGTAAATATGCATATCTGATAGACGATCGTTCAGGCAGGAAGATACGCTACAAAGATGCGCGAACAGAGTGGAATGGGCTTCGAGTTTATAAAAAAGATTGGGAGCCCAAACACCCACAGCTTACACCACCGAAGCTCGGACCCGAAGCCACATCATTAGATAATCCTAGACCAGATGTAGATAACGTACCTACAACCGTACGCTTTGGTATTTATGGTTCAGCTTATTCACCACCAGCTCAAGCTTTTATAGGTAAAGTTTTTATTAATGTAAGAGAGCAAGCAGATACACAGCTACTCCAAACTGCATTTACTATTCCAACAATTGCTACAGGCTACACTCTAATTGGTGAAGCATTAAGTTCAGCACGCGGTTCTGTTACTATCAACACTGCAGAAGATGCAGACTCACAATTACTACAAACAGCATTTGGTTTATTAAGTTTCAGCGCTCAAGAAAATGTGGCAGGTCAATCTTTAGCCACAGATAAAGGTGATTTAACTTTAAGTGCTAGCTCCACTCATGTAGCTACAGGCGAAAGTTTAACATCAGCACAAGGTTCAACAAACTTTAGTGCTCAAGAAAATGTAGATGGTCAATCATCTGCAACAGCTCATGGAACATTAACATTCCAAGCAAGCTCAACAATAACATCACCAAGTCAATCAGCAGCAACGGGTATTGGTACTCCAATAATTAACACAGGAGAAGACGCAGACGGGTTGCAACTTAGCTCAGGATTTGGTACAATATCAATTGCAATAGACAACGCAGGATGGGGTATAGATTCCTGGGGCGCTAATGCTTGGGGTACATAATGGGATTAACATACAATCAACTTAAACAAAACGTACAAGATTGGCTAGAAAACCAATCTACGTCTTTTACTACAGCAACAGGTAGCGGTAAAGCTCCTATTGATTTATGTATTGAATTAGCGGAATTACGTATTGCCAAAGAAGTAGACCTTACTGCTTTCAGAAAAGTTTCAACGCTATCCTTGACAGGGGGCACGGCAACAGTGGCTGTTCCTTCGGACATGGTGATACCGCGTTATCTAAGGATTCAGAACGGGGATTTTCTACTGGAAAAAGATGAGTCATTCATCAAAGAGTACAGCAAGAATCCTTCAACTGATACAGGCACAGTGCGATACTATGCCTTAAATCAAACTGGAACGACATACACAAGTGGAAACCGTCAAACTAATTTTTTGTTTGGACCAACTCCAGCCCTTGCAACAACAGTCGAAATAGGGTATACTATTAGAGTTCCAGGGTTATCAACAGGTAATCAAAACACTTACCTAGGTGATAACGCCCCAGACGCTATACTATACGGTACATTGATTGAAGCTATAGGATATATGAAAGAGACACCTCAAACCATAGAACTATGGCAAGGTTATTATAACCGAGCAATTCAAACATTAGCGAATGAGGAACAAGTAAGAATGCGAAATGATGAGTTTCGTAATGGTGAACTAAGAACAATGCAGAGAGGACAATAAAGCATGGCAATTACATCAGCAATATGTAATAGCTTTAAACAAGAGATTCTTCAAAGTAAACACGACTTTACCAATGGTACAGGTAATACTTTTAAGATCGCTCTGATTAAAGCACAATCAGCCCAAGCTGGTACATACGGCGCCTCGACCACAAATTACACAGACGTAACTGGAAATAGTGATGAGCTAGCTAATGGTAGTGGATACACTACTGGTGGTAACACTTTAACAAGTGTCACTCCGACATTAGATGGATCAACAGCAGTTTGTGATTTTGCTAACACATCATGGTCAAGTGCTACATTTACTACAAGAGGTTGTATAATTTATAATACAGACGATTCTAACTCCGCCGTAATGGTGTTAGATTTCGGAGCAGATTATTCGGTTTCTAATGGTACATTTACCATTGAGTTTCCAACAGCAGACGCAAGTAACGCAATTATAAGGATTAGTTAATGGCATCTACCTGGAGTAGCGGTGGCTTAAACTTACGTTTAATGACCACAGGTGAGAACGATAACACCTGGGGTGATCAAACAAATGATAACTTAAAACGTCTTGAGAACAAGATTACAGGTTATGCTTCTGTTACGTTATCAGGTGCGACACATACATTAACATTTACTACTGACCCCACTTCTTACGCTGACGAAGATGGAAGAAACTTTGTCCTTAACTTCGGCGGTTCACCAGGGGGCACCTGTACGGTTACTATACCAGCGCTGGAAACAGTGTATCTGGTATTAAACAATACAGCAGATAGTAATGACATAATCTTAACAACTGGAAGCGGTACAACATTCACTGTACCTGCTGGTCGTGACGCGTTTGTTTATTCGGATGGTACTAATGTATACAATGCATTAGCTGACCTCCAAGTTACAACAGTAAATGGGCAGGACTTAACAACTGTTCCATCAAGTGGATTCGTAATCGCAATGGCGATTGCATTATAAAGGAGTAAGGAATGGCACAAAATTTTAGAAGATATACTTCTAACGCGGTAGGAACTTCCGCAGCTACCCTCTTTACTGCAAACTCATATGATACTGTAGTTGGAATCTCAGTCGCAAATATCACATCTAACGCGATTAACGTAGATGTATATATCAATGATTCAAGTAATGATATTTACTTGGTCAAAGATGCGCCAATTCCCGCAGGTTCAGCTTTGCAGGTACTAGACGGGGGCGCGAAATTTGTAGTCCAATCGGGCGACGCATTAAAAGTAGTTTCTGATACAGCATCTTCCGCAGACGTATGGGTTTCTGCAGTAGATGATATATCAACATAAGGAGTAAGAATTGAGTTATATAGGTAATCAACCAGCCGAGAAGTATACAACCTTCTCTGTTCAGCACTTTACAACCAGTGCCACAACTACATATACGCTTGATTATCCTGTAGCTAACGAGAATGAAATTGCTTTGTTCATTAACAACGTGCGCCAAGAACCAGGTGCATCTTATGCATATACAGCTGATGGAACAAACTTAGTATTATCTGCAGCAACATCTGCATCGGATACGATGTATGCAGTGTTCATTGGTAAAGCAGTTCAAACAGTTACACCAGGTGCTAACTCTATTACTGCTAGCATGTTCAACAGCAATACATCATTTCAATTTCCAACACAGCTTTATGTAGCTGAAGCAACGCTAACAGATGGTGCTACGATTGATTGGAACTTAGAAACACAACAGGTTGCGAAAGTAACTCTTGGTGGTAACAGAACTCTCAATGCTCCTACAAATCAAAATGCAGGTGGCTTCTACGGATTGATGGTTATTCAAGATGGTACAGGTTCTAGAACTCTGAGCTTCAACGCTGTTTACAAGTTCACTAACGGGTCAGCCCCAACTTTAACTACAACAGCTGCGGCAAAAGATATTCTCGTATTTAGAAGTGATGGTACAAATTTATATGAAGTAGGAAGGAGCTTGAACGTAAGCTAATGTTTGCTCTAGTAGAAAATAATCAATTCGTTAAGACCGTATCTTCTAGCAAAGGTGTTGAACTTAATGGTATCCAATATCCTAAAACAATTTTCACCTTATGGACTGAAGCAGAAAGGAATGCGATAGGACTTTATGAGATCAATGTTAATTCCGAAAACAAAAAGGATGAAGCGTATTACATTAATACGGACATTACATACTCTTTTAACAATGGGATTGTTACTGGTAGTTACGGTACTCCTATTGCTAAACCTTTAAACAATGTTTTATTTGTAGAGGGTGATGAGATTCCTTCCGATAAAGCTGTAGGTGATATCAAACAGTATGGATTAAAAGAACAAAAGATTTCAGTTATTAAACAACAGGCGGCAGGATTACTTGCTCCAACAGATTGGCATGTCGTGAAAGCGACAGAGGTTGCGGCGTATTCTGTACCTGCAGATATCTCTACATACAGAGCGGCGGTTCGTACAGCCTCTAATAATATGGAAACAATTATTAATGCAGCGGCAGATGTGGATGCGCTGAAAGCTTTATATGAATACACAGAACAACAAGACGGTACTTTCACTAGACCGCTTGGCGAATTTCCAGAGGAGATTGAATAATGGCTTTTTCAACAATACCTACAGCAGGCTTATCTACAGGCGGAGCTAACTTCCGCAACCTCATCATCA